GGCTAGTATCAGAGTCAATCCTTTGATGTATGTGGCTAATGGTACTGCAGGGATATATGCTAACAAGCTTATTAATCTACCTTGCTGTACAGTAGCCGCAATGTTCAATCATTGGAAGGGGACTATGGTTTATCGCTTCCAGGTGGTGGCTTCGTCTATGCATAGAGGTCGTTTAAGGATTCATTATGATCCTTGTGAATCCTCCTCTGAACCTGCATATAATGAGTCTTATACCCGTATTATCGATTTGGCTAGTCAGAGGGATTTTGAATTTGAAGTATCTTGGAACGCTTCCAAAGGATGGTTATTGACTGGACTTGATTGGTACCAGTTACCTAGGAGTGTGACGCTCTATAATGGAGTGGCCTTTAATCCAGCTCAACATAATGGAACTCTAACGCTTAGTATTGTCAACGCGTTGACGGCCCCTAATCCTTTAATTGTCCAGCCGGTCTATATCAATATGTATTGTAAGGCCGGCGATGAATTTGAGGTTGCCGAACCGTCGCAAATGGGCATTAATTCTTTGTGTTATGTACCTCAGAGTGGTTATGTGCTACAAAGTGGCCTGGAAGAGGAAGCGAGAGTTGGAACAATGCAGCTATCCTATTCTATTCCTGCTGTAGGACATAAGGTAGGTAATTTGGATCCTTCCACTCATAGTTACATGGGTGAGTCTGTAGTGTCATTGCGCTCTGTTTTAAAACGTTACGTTTTTCATAGTGCTTTTGGTGTTTTAGACTCCCCCACAGGCGATTATTGGTGGCAAGAATATAATTTCCCATACCATGCAGGTGTGGGGGGAGAGACTAGGCATTCAGGTATAGCAGGAGTTGCAAATGTGTGTAATGTAACTCCTCTTAATTGGATTACTCCATGTTACGTTGGATGGCGTGGTGGATTGAGATCTAAGTTTGTTTCTCGCGATAATGGAAATATATTCGTTCGTCGCGGAAATCTGAGAACTGATATCACCCCAAAGGTAGTTAATATTACTACCTCTACAGATGACACAGGAAATATGTCTAGGATGCAACGTATTTTAGGTTCTGGCTTTTCTGGATGTCATACTGTATCCCCAACCGATGGAGCTTTGGAAGTGGAGTTTCCTTTTTACACTAATCAGAGGTTTGCACATGCTCGGCGTTTTATTGACTCCAAGCCTGATGATTTTCGCATACACTCTGCAGCGCATGTCGGCGCTTTTTTCACGACAAACCCCAGCCATACAAACCGGGGGATACTACGGTTTGTGTCCGTAGGAGAAGATTTTAATGTCTTCTTCTTTTTAGGTCAACCCTTATTGGAGTTAGCGGCTAATACGCCCAATCCAACAGGAGAGACTTATCCGGATATTTAGTATTCAGTCCTAGGGGCACCCCCTAGGCCGAGCTATGCTCGTGTAGTATATCGATTTAGATTTAACACCCTTTTTTCATTTTTATCTGATAGTTATACTACTATCAGGCTTTTTAGTTCTTAGGGTGCAATTTAAATTTATGTATGAATGTAAGTCGGTTTCTTTTTTCGGCTAC